CTAATTTAACGGAAAATGTTCGCCTGAGGATCCTGTCCTGACGGTCATCTGCCTCTAATGTTGACCCATCTGTTTCTTGATCCAAGAAAGCAATGGCTGAATTTGTATGAGAATTCTTTATAACTAAATGTGGATTAAAAAGTAATCTTATTTGTTCTATAATTTGATCTAAATTAGCTTTGTATTTAGACCAAATATTTATTTTATATTCAATATCTAATGCTCTTGGAGCTATACTTACTACTCTAAATGCTCGTTTTTTCTTCTCACTCCAAAAAGACTCATTAACTAGCGAGAAAGAGGCTCTTCTTCTGGGGTCGGCATTGTTTGAGGAGTTTTGATCTATAGAAATTATAGGAAGAATGATATTATTCTCTTGCGTTAGTTTTGCTATCGTTCTTTCTGGATTAGCATGAATACATTTAATATCAATCAGTTTTGATTCTGAATTAATATAACTTAAAGTGCCTAGTTTAGATATAATAAATCGCAAACTCTCTTTATAAAACATGGGAATTTGGCTTACTTTAGTAGTTTTTTCATAGATAACATCTCTAGCCCACTCAGTAGCACCCTTCTTTTTCTCTAAGTCTGGGAACTCTCCCTTAGCTGTTGATTCTATGCTGTTTGTTTTAAAGCTCATCGTAAGAGTCCTCCAAACTTTGAATAGTATTTGGTCTTCCTAAAGGATCTGTAGTTTTTGACAAAGGTGTGTCCTGCACATCCAACGAATCACGGAGGAGTTTAGCGGAACATACTAAATGATAAACGCCATACAATTCAAAGCTATCTTCCTGAACCTCAAACACTTCATACTTTTGATTTTGGAACCTTGGCTGAAGTACATCTCCTGCTTTTATATTTCCACTAATTCGATGTTCCATATAGCTTTTATTGAATATAAATACTTGATCGTTTGTAAGCTCTATACCAAACTGGCTTAGATTTTCTTCAATCACTTTAGGTTCATAATGTCCATAAACTATAACAGGTTCTTTTGTTATGGGCTTATTGCGCTCTTCCATATACACATCATCAAATTGAGACTCACCTTGCATGTACGGAAAATAAAGTATCTCAGAGCCAGAGATTTTAATTAGCTCGTCGTCCACTAAATTAAATAAATTAATATCAGGATTAGCGGGGTCAAAAAAGTTTAATTGGCCTGTGGATTCTTCTATATGAGGAATTGGCATAGAAGGTCCGTTGGCTTTATAATTATTATTCATTAGTATGTTGAGAACCTTGCTGGCTCTTCAAACTCATCAATCAATCTCTGTAATAGTTTTTCTTTTTCTTCTTGGCTTTCCTTAAGGAGAGCATCCCCATTAAGTTTAGCACCCCCACCAGGAGATGGGACTGTTTGGTACTTGCCTCTAATTTCTCCAAGTACTCCTTTTGCACATGCTAAGGCGTACTGCTGAATCCAGTTTCTATATGCAGGATGTAGGGTATCAGAGTTTAGTCCTCTGTAAATAATAATAACAACTTGATCATTAGTGACGGGCTTAGGTGTTATATGTAAATACCTATTATCCAATACAGTAAAAGACCCCTCCTGACCTAAAATCTTTCTAGTCATTTCTAGATTTTGCTGAAGAAGATAAAAATCCCCTATCCCAAAATTTTGAAATAAGAAGTTATCTTGGAAGTATTTTATAAAAAAGTCAAATTCTAAGGTCCCAGCCTGAGATTGAATAGAAAGTAAAGTCTTCTTGTATACTACATACTCTAAGTTATTTAAAATATAACTAGGTATATCATAAGTATTAATACCAGCGGTTGTCTGAAACGCTACAAACTGTGTAGAGAATAGAGGTGCATGATTATACATAGTACTAATAGACTCATCTATACAAGTCTTTAGTTGGAAGGGCGTAAGCTCTACTCGTACAACAGGGTGTCCCAATCTGGCTAAGATAAAATCTTTAAGAGTCTCCTCAAAGTGGCTCCACTCTACTCCATCTACTATGGTGGTAGCGTTTAATTTTTCTATATCTATTTCGCCGTTAGGGGTTCCATCCTCAACATTCTTTCCCCCATATTGGGAGAAACTGTTACCGTAGGCCGCTAGTTTCGGTTTTATCGGCATTAGTTATCCTCTTTACTTTCTTCGATACTGTCTTCTTCTTCTTAGTAGTTTTAACTGGCTTTGTAGTTTCAACCAATATAAATTCAGAAGATGGAGGAGAATCTATGTCTACAACATCCCCCCTACTAATACTAATTAGAGCATCTTCTACTAATAATACAGTTGACAAAGTTCCATTATACCTATATTTCATAATAACCCCTTTAAGTTATATAGGTAAAAAATAAGGGCTTAGATATTTAAATCTAAGCCCTTATTAATTTCTAACAGTAGTTAGATATTATGCACCAACTACGTTACCTCCTGCGACAGCAGAATTGGTAGTCTTATTACCTGGTTGGAATAACCAGTTAGCAGAGAGACCAACGAGTCTAATGATTCGATAGAATCTTGACCCTGGTGAAACAGCAGCTTTGCCGTAACGGGTCAAGATACCCTTCCTTGGTTGGAAGGTAAGAGGATCAGTAATAGTTGGGAGCTGCTGCAATGGAATATACGGGCAATAAACAAAGCCAGAATCCATAGGACCAGAGCCCTTATAACCAATCATAATCTCGTCTTCTGGGTACATAGGATCTACATAGAGATCATACTTACCAGCAAACTTACCCTTGTACTCAATAGAGTTAGCAGTCATATTTGTTGGACGATCAGCAGCTTGCATACCACCTTCAAGCTTCGCAGCAGATTCAAGCATAGAAGCAACTAAAGGTGAAGTAACTACCCAAGTACCTGGACCACGGAAGGTGGTCTTGTAGATATCATTTGATGCAAAGTTAATTGCAGCAAGAAGGTTAGCATACACATGACCAACATGCTGTGGTGCAAAAGCAGTTCCTAGGAACGAACTTGATAGGTCCACTAAGTAGACATTGCTGTTAGTTCCTGACGGATTAAAAGCATCCTTATTAGCAAAATCGTAAAGATATTCACCAGGAATAAAACTCTCAACACCCGTTCCAGCAGTAGGAATATGTTTTGTACCCGTGTTCTTGAAGTCGTTGGAGTTGCCGTTGTCGAGTGATCCTCTGTCCCATCCACCAATATTAGAAGGATCGTATGATAGCATACGAAGATCTTCAATCAACTCACGGTCAATTTCAAGAGTAAGTTCCTTAGACAGGAGATCAGTAAGTTCGCCCTCCATATCAAGGTTGTGATACGCACGAAGATCCTGAGCTGCCTCAAGAGTCCAAAGTGCTCTCATCTTGCGTGTACGAGCAACAACGGGTTGCTGCTCAATGTGCATATTGATTTCAGCAATTTCGTCGTCTGAAAGAGCCTCACCAGCAGAAACGCTGTAACCAAGAATGGTCTGGCTGTCGGGCCAAGAAGCAATCTGACCCCCCATTGTGGTAGACGGTGCACCAGAAGTGTCACCTAAGATAGCACTGAAGTTTGTCCCTGCTCCACCTGCAACGTGGCCGTTGCCCGTGAAGATAGAACTTGCAGTATTACCGCCATAGGTCAGGCGATACTTGCTATAGACTGTCTCAGTGCGTGGTGTCTCGCCCAGATGGCGATCATGGCCTAGATAAAATATCTGCGAAACGGGGCCACCCATAGGCTGAACGCCTACGATGCTGTTTGCGATTAGTTGCGGATACACGCGACGAATGAGGGGGAATGCAAACTTTTGGAATGTACCAAGTTTACCCACTGTGGTTGGCGCAGCAACCTCGTCCACTCTATCTGCATTTTCAGATAGGATCGACTTAGCTTGATTCTCAAGAAGCTGCGCTGTGACCTTACGGGTATAGTCATTATTAATCCCCTCAAGTACGGGTTCCCACTTGGTTAAAATTTCTGGATTTTCTTCTAACATGTGTAAATTTTCCTTACTTAAGATTTATCAGAAGGCATGAACTTCATGACTTCGGGGGTTAAAAAATCATTGAACGCCCTTGGATTGGACTTAGTGATTTTCTTATTGTCAACATCTTCTGAGATGATAACTGCTTTTTCTGAAGACTTGAATGGCTTTTCCTTAGATTCCTCTAAAATTGAGACTGCCTCTAATAGTTTAGCCCTATCTTCTTCAAGCTTTCCAACTTTTTTACCGAGAGCCTTAAGCGATGTCTCTAACTTTTCGGTTTCCTCAAAAGATTTTCTGAGTTCTTCCATCAAGATATCAACTTCACCTTCAACTTCTCGCTGCTCTTGGACGAGATCAGAAATTACATTATCCTCATCATCCTTCTTCAATTCCAAAGCCATCAAAGTTTTAACTGATTCAAAAAGGCTAGCATTCCTAATGGTTTCGTCCTCTTCGTGCAGCTCTCTAACGGCTTGGTCCTTTAATTCATCTACTCTCGCTCTAAGAAATCCCTTTACTTTAGCTTCAAGCTGTAAAGTTTTCTCCTCGACCTGTTCGCAGATGATGTTATTTACTAATTCTGCTACATCATTGATTGCTGCTTCTGAGAGCCCCTCAGGCAGTAATTCAGCGATGGGCAGGGTTTGTTCTTCTTTAGTTTTTTTCATAAAAATAAACTCCAGTCATTATAATATTTACATATAGCATCTATATAGTAGTAAAAATTTTTATTTTTTGCTTAGTTTATTTTTAAGCATAGTAATAAAGATCTTTTCCGATTGGGCTTTTTCATAAGTTACCCTAACTGTATCCTCAATAAACTTTGAATTACTCTCCTCATTAACTAATCCAGGGAAGGCACCTTTAGTGGAGGGATCAGCTACCAAATCAAAAGTTACTAACTTAAAATCGTCATTAACCATAGATTTGCCGTCTGACCGTTCTTTTAAAGATCCCATACCTCTAGAGGAAATACCAAGCTTTACTCCCCCCTTAATTAGAGCCTGAGCCACCTGTCCGCATGGGGTATTAAGTATCTCTGCTTCCCCATACATCTCATTTCCTCGCATTTCCAGCACGGTAACAAGATGGGAAACATTGTGAAGCTTTACCGCATCTTGAGTTGGGTGATCTAACTCCCCCATTAATCTCCGCTCAGTAATTGCCTCACCTAATCTTTTCATTTCTCTGACAAGTAGTTTCTTTTCATAAATTCGATTATTATGATTAGGAGTACCCGCTCTTTGGAAAATACCTGCAATTTTCATAGTTCCTGAGCTTTTAGATTCCTCAAGAATTTGTAAATTTTCAATAATAAATGTATCTGAAATGAACATTATTTGCCTTTCTTAGCTTTAGCTGCTGCCTTCTCAGAATTTTTAATCTTATTCTTTGCGCCTGGACCATATAGTTTTTCAAGCCGTGCAGATTTAGTAGTTCCGTGCTTCAGCATAGTTCTAACCGAATGAGCCTTCATGCTTTTAAAATCAGCACCTGGAGTAGATGATCCAGGAGTAAACCCCTTAGCAATCTTTCCCTTGCTTTTTAATCCCCAATCAGCCTTAGAGATAACATAAACCCTATCAGCCCCCTCTGTACTGAACATCTCTCCAACCTTTCCCAACCTTAATGCGTCTGCAATGGTTGGGTAGATACGGACTCTAGACTTCTTAGCCTTAACGGCTCCCTTCTTCTTCGGGGAGTCTTTAGGGGCGGTATACTTCTCTCTGCCCTTCTTAGAGCCTTGACCAGACTCAGTTCTCGTTTCTAATATAGTAAATAGGGTCATCAGTCAACCACCTTACTTCTAAGCTTTTTCATTAAAAGCTCTACAATATCTTCTTCTTCGTCTTCTTGTTTTTTGGGAGCCTTTTTAACTTTCTTTTTAGCCTTCTTTTTCTTAGGTGCTAAATTGGGCGTAAACGCACCCACCGTATTAATTTCAGAAAGGGTTTGCTTAACTTCTACCAATAGATCTCTAATTTCTAACATCATATTCGCGAAATCGTTAGACTCAACAACGGGAGCAGGGGGGGCTGGGGTCTCTTCTAACACTACCTCCCTATTTTCCACGATACTTTGAACAAAATCGTTAGGAACCTCAACATCAGATATGTCCACCTGATCAGTAATTCGGGGGGAATATATGGAAGTATCAGATTGAAAAGAGGGCGCAGAAATTGTAGTGGCCCTCTTTTCAATCTTGTCTTGTGCTAACAAATTTTCTGCAAAATCTCCAACTGAAAATTCCATAATTTATTTTCACTTACCCTTTGCAGAAGCCTTAAGTTCTTTTACCTTCTTCATAACTTTAGACTCTTTCTTTTTGGACTTCTCATCTACATCCTCTTCATCTTCGTCTTCGTCCTCTTCGTCTTCGTCTTCGTCCTCCCCTTTCTCGGGTGGGAATCCCATATCTTCTGGTGGTACAACTCGCCCCCGAAACTCCTCAAGCTCCTCTTCCTCTTCCTCTTCGTCCCCCATCTCCTTAACCTTCTTAGCCTTCTCCTTCAACTTAGCCTTCTTAGCCTCGCCAATACTATCTAAAGCTTCACTAATTTGATCTAAATGAGCCTTCAATTGCTTGTCTGTAATCTCTTCAGCAATAGTGGACTCACACAAAGGACAAGTAACGGCAACTTCCTCTACAACCGCTCCCTCTTTTAGAGAGACACGAGCTGCGTCCCAAGCAGCGTTTTTAATAAGGGATTCTACAAAACTGTTTTCAACTAAAATACGATCTGACATAAGATTTTTCCTTAATTTAATTAGCACAGGACAATAGATATGTCCCTACAGTGTATTTACACATTTCGATAAAAATATATTATTTTTATTTTTATTTTGCAGGCTATCCTCCCGCAAAAACATTCTTTGACCCCGTAGCAACTCTAGTACACCCAGCAATACGGTCTCCTACCCTTCCACATCCTCTTCCATTTACAAAAACTGATTTACTGCCAACGGCAATAGGGGCAGTGTGGGAAGGTCATGGGCTTCCAGGAAGCAAGTGTACTGAATTATGATCTCTTTGTCTTGATATACCTAAACCATTAGCTATAACATTGGACGATCTCCCCTTCCTGTAGGGGGTGCTACAGTGAGTAACGTCTGCATCGCCATATCTTGTAACTGCTGGCATCTAGTTTACCAAAGTATGTCCTTAAAGGCTGGGGGGAAGTATCCTATTTTAGGGACTGTCTTTTGATTCTGGTCGCTCTCCAAGGATGCTCCTCCACTTTTTAATCGGGTACTAGATATATAGGTCTTCTCTGAATCTGTCTTCTTTACAGAGAATAATTTGATACCATTTAACTGCCCGAAAAATAAGCTATTTATTATACCCGAAGATAATTGGCCCATAGATAAATCAAGCATATCAGTTATATCCATAAAGGAAAATAGATCTCCCATAGGAAGTCTTTTACCTAAGTTCCCATCTTGTAAATCATAATTAGTATCTATATCAGAAAGAGTAGTTAAAAACTTACCTAATATAGATTTTTTAGATGAGAAGCTTTCTCCTGTTTTAGATAATAACTTTATTTTATCTCCAGCAGAGAATGCTTTGGTAAAGTTTATAGCATTCAAATCAGGCTCACTGGCCGCATTTAATCCAGTTGTAGCTTTAACTGGCTTAGTAGAAACCCTACTTTTAGTATCGGAGAATGGGCTCATTATAAAAGACATACTCCTAGTTAGTGTTTCCCCCTCAGGGTAGGAGTTCAATATAGATCTCCCTTGGAATATATTAAAATTAGTTTTATCTGTGGGGAATATACAGAAGTCGGTTAGTATTCTTCTAGGGTATACATTTCCATCTAATGGGATATCTAAATCGTTATAAGTAACTTCTATATAAAATTCAGAGTCCGTGGCGTTAGCTTCTAAAATAAAATTCCAAACAGGATCATCTGCTGGTATGTAGAAGTTTTGTCTAGGACCTGAGAAGGCAGCTACTGTAGAATTAAAATCATCATCACTGTCGTCCCCCTCCTTCCATACCCTTTTGTACTTGGCTGTAGTAGTTCTTAGAAGCCCATCAGGGGTTGAGGGAGGTTGGTCGGTAATGCTACTACCTACTAAGGAGTACAGCATAGCATCAGGTATGGAAACACCATCAGTCACCTCAGTACCAAAGGTAGCACTTACATTGAGGTCAACACTATATTCACTAACCGCATTTGGATTAGTAGAACGATCTCCTAATAGACCTAAAATTACGGATAGTTCAGATAAATTAAATTTATATGCTTTATCCCTATCCGAATAAAGAGCTACACCGCGTATAGAGGAGTCTCTACGAACTACGGGCAAAAACTCATTCGTCTCAAAAACATCTTCCTCTGTGCCATCTCTTTTTACAACACTTATAGCACTATCAGCTTTAAACTTTACACCACATATAGAGGAGTCTCTCCGAACTACGGAAGCCTGAAGACGAATATCTGTGGGGACGATATAGTGCCTTTGTGCAAATCTAGAGGCATCCCCAGACTCTGTATATTTTTGTGGATTTAAACTTATTTTCTTATTTCTTATGAGGGTAAGAGCAGTATTTCTATTTGTTATTGGATCAGAAAACGTAGGAAGTCCATTTGGAAATACCGATGCCGCTCCTTCGGCAAGAGTACTAAACAAGCGCGGATTATAATCACCAATAACACCCTTGTAGGTTGCCTGTTTAATTGCAGCTAATAGATAAGCACCTATATTATACGATGTAAGATTTTGATTCTTTAAAAAATCTAAACTATTTATTGTTTGCTGGCTAAGAGAGTTTTTAACTAAATTAGTTTGATATAAAAATGACCCAATAGTAACCCCATTAAATGGTACAAAAGTATTTGCCCCCTTTGAAGATAGCACATCTTTTAGAACTAAACTTAAGGAGGTTGCGTATATTCCATTAGGATCTAATCCTAATCTATTAGGAGTCTGTGTTGTTGCTAACTCTAATATATCCTGATTTGCCTCAATTCCATAATTATATTTCATATCATAAGGATTGAATGCTGGATTTGTAAGAACTAAAGACGTAATAGGCTCAGACATGCTAGCAGGTTCTGGCATCCACTCTTCGGCAAGGTATTTCTCCAATGGGAGTGGTCGAGGAAGACCTCCTGGACCTATTGGGTACTTTGGTCTTCCTGTTTCTGGTGGCATACGGATGGGTCCTCCTGGTGGAATTGGTGTTGGGCTGCCTCCTCCTCCTCCTTGAGAAGATCCTCCTCTTGGAACTTCACCCTGTTGTCCCCCTGTGGGTGCTCCTGTGCCTGTCGGTTCAACGAGTCCCCCTCCAATAGGATCTGTTGTTCCTGGTTCTGTTGTTCCTCCTGTTCCTGTGATTGTTCCTGTTCCTGTTCCTGTTGCTCCTCCTGCACCTCCTGCTCCTGTTCCTGTTGCTCCTCCTGCACCTCCTGCTCCTGTTCCTGTTGCTCCTCCTGCACCTCCTGCTCCTGCTCCTGTTGCTCCTCCTGCACCTCCTGCTCCTGCTCCTGTTGCTCCTCCTGCACCTCCTGCTCCTGCTCCTGTTGCTCCTCCTACACCCCCAGGGCCACCGTAAGGGGGTGTGTCGGGAGGCGTGAAACCACTCCCAGTTCCTCGTCCACTACCACCCCCAGTAGTAGGAGGTCCAGAAGGCCACCACTTAATAGTGAAGTCTGGGGGATCTACGGTTGGAGGAGATATAATTATTGGAGGAGCTAAACACAAGACAGGAGCAGTAGCTACTGCAGTATTAGTTTGTTGAGGATCTGCCATTCCCTACTCCTTATTCAATGGTTATCTTACTCACACCAGTAAGGGGAGTACCTGTTATTAAATTACCTTGAGTTCCAGGAGCTTCCACAGGAGCCACCAAAGTATTTCCCGAACCATAGGTTGATCTACTCGTAGGAGATGCTTCATATCCAATTATTGTAAACTTAACAGTTGGATAGTATGCTGCACCAAACTTAGGGGCATGTCTAGTTAAAGCGTTGAGTTCGTTAGTTTGGCCTTCCATATTCCATATATTGTTTTTAAACTCAGGCAAGCACACGGCATAAGATAGCCATTGGTATGCCAAGGCTTCGGTAATAGCACCATTTCTGGTATTTCCCGTACCCCCAGTAACTCCCACCTTGTCTGTAATTTCCCCAAGGTTGTTAACCATGCCTTCGTTGGGACTTGCTGTTTGTGGAATAGGTTGAGCTGCTGAGTTTATTTGGAACGAAGCACTTCTAACCCCTTGTGTTGAGGTCATAGTTCCCTTATTAACAGATAACCCCGACCCAAGCCCCACATTGGTAGGAGTTGCTCCTGCACTATCTGATCTTGAGGCAGCGGCAACAGGACCACAATTAACATATTCAACTAAAATATCATAATCGTTGACCCAAGAAGGGAATGTCATATTAATTTTTTTAGAAACAACGCTAATGGAGCCTTGCCCCACATTCTCATCCCCATAACCAAAACCATAAGCCTTTGCCAAACGTGCAGTCGTAGTATTAGTAGCATTACCTGGAACTGCTCCTGGAACATAGGCTAATGGCCTATCAGAAGTTTGGCCCTCAAACCACATCCACCAAGTAGGCTTAGAGCTGGCACTCTCTCCAGTTACAGCAGCGAAATTCATACTATCCATAGGCATATCCCACTCTGGAAGTAGAGGAATATTTCTTTGCCCTGTGGCAAGTCCCAAATATGTCTTACTAGTATTTGATACATAAGAGGTATTGGGATCTCCAATCCACTTACTTAGTTCAGTCTGTCTATTCCTATATACCCACTCCAAAAAGGCTTCGCGAGTCTTCTGAGTTGCATCATCTAAAAAGGCTTTAGAAGAAGAATAGCCAGCAAAGCTGTGGGTGTTTCCTGTACTTAGGTAATCAGAGGCTTGAAATGCGGTTGTATTTGTGGTAGCTGTGCCCCACGGGTCGTCTATATCAGTATTGTTCTCGTTCATAGTTAATAGGGTGCCCTCAACCCCGTAAGCAAGACCACCCATAACATAGTCCGTGTAAATTGCTCTACCAGAGTCCGAGATAGTTGCGGCTACATCCGTGGTTACATTATCTAATGCATCCTGAAGCTGGAAAGCACCAACAGCGGGGTTAGCCAAAGATAGGGGAGGGTTGGCCGCTGCAACTCCTGCTCTTTCGTTATAAGTAAATTCAGTAGTCCGTAAAAATGGACGAATATCTATAATATCTTTTGCTACTATGTCTGTGGAGCCCTTGTTTACTACGATGTATGCAAGGGGTAGAGCGGTCTGCCCTATAAGTTGGTAATCATCTGCATCTATATTTAAAGCCAATAGGGGAGCCATGTTAACTAAATCATCAGGAGATGGGAAACTTCCATGTACTTTATTCCCATCAATATCCTTTATCCCTAAATTAGCAGTGACATCCTTATCGTTTATATTAGCTACGATACGAGTAGAGCCTACAGCACCTGGATCATTACATCCAGCCGCTGTTTGAATACTAACAGGGCTTGTTGAATCAGACTTAGAGATACCAATACCTGCTCCCCTAATGATACCAAGAGTAGGTTGGTACATAGTTTTCTGTGTGGTTGTGGCAGTATCACAAAATCCATCACTAAAATCTTGTGTGGCAGCAGAGTTTGAATCTATAGGGACACTATACAATACTAACAGATCAATTCTTTGGTTTGCCCCAGGTATTGGTACTGCTGAACCCGCAGAATTATGATAATAAAAATCATCATCCTTCCATTCTGGTATTTCAATCTCAGATCCGTCAAAGTCTACTACCGCTGTACGGAATACCCCTCTCCACATTTTTACAAAACCTAAATGGATTTTAGATAAGTTCTCATAAGTATATGTGGCATTGGAAACATTTTTTCCAATAATTAGACCAAGTGTGGTTGGAGTTAGTGGTGCAAAATTAGACTGACCAGGCCAAGTTGCTGATCCACGCAACATGTCAGGGCTTCCCTCTGAATTATTTTTAGATGTGGACCACCTACCTCCCATTCCTCCAGGAGAAGTATGGAAGGTATAGGTATACTCTAACCCGTTTAGGTTATATGGGCTACCTGTGGTTCCTGTACTAATAAAAGCACTCCAGATCTCGTCTCTCTTATCCGTACTAAAGGTTTCCATTAAAGTGGGAATTAAAGTAGTTCCTCCCACAGAAGTACCTTGTAATGCTAATTGGGATAAGGGATTCCTTATATCAAAGGCATCATTAACTCTGGATGTAAAGGTTCCTGGATTAACTCCTACAAACCTTCCACCTACTGGCTTAGGTTTAAGCTGTTTAATATTTGTAATATTAATTTCACTGTTTTCAGTTAGGAAAGTAGAAGCACTCCCCTTCCCTTCTACTTGATTTTTAATATATAGAATATTCTCTTCCAGTTGCATTATAGGAAGATTATCAACCTGATAAAAATATGGGTCATTTGCCTTGTAGTACCTAATCGGTTGAGTAAATTTGTATGGAGTTGCCATTATAAGTCTCTATCTAAATCAAACAGGTTTGCAGACCCTAACCCTATCCCGTGAGTGGCATCAGCAGCGTAGAACCCCTCTCCTGGGTAGTCTGTGGTGGATTCGTAATAACTAAATATCTTCTTCCTGCCAGAAGTACCTAATGTACCATTCTTAGCATTAGCGAAAGTATTCATAGCTGATTCGTCTAGCCAAATCCTAGCCTCCGAATCACAAGGCAGCATAGCTGAAGTGTAGTAGAACGAAGACGCAACATTTTGTACTTGCTGATCTGCGGGTAATGTTTCTATGTACCCACTAAATCCTAAGTCCTGATATATTGCACTCACACTTGCAGGAGGAGTTGCACTACAATCAGAGGATGTTGAATACCCTTGAGCGAACAATTGGTATGGGGTTCCTTTTATTAAAGTTGCATCGGACGGAAAATTATACCCCATACTATTAAAAGCAGTGGGATTTTGCGGAGGCATATAGAAATGTCCTGCTGCTGTCTTTGGATGCCCTAAGAATTTAGCTTTAGGGTGTGGAGATACATAAATTCTAAAGGGACCAACATTTTGGAAAGTGGTTCTTCCATAATAACCCAAACCTCCTCCATGATTAACACCTTGTCCAAAAGTATCCAATACGCTAAGGCTTGAAGTATTAGGCGTAGATGAGGGAGCCCCAGAAAGCGGTGTCCATGCTGCTCCCGATACCCAACATGCACTAGGTCCGTAATAAATACTACTAAGATCTTGGGGGTGTGTAGTCCCTAAAGCATTTAGAGTTGAATTGCCTGTAGATAGGTAGGAAGCATGTAATTCTGAGTTATCCGCAATATTCCAAATTCTAAGAAGTTCACAATGACCTACTGTAGAGAAGTCGTAATATGCACCTGAGGTGTTTTGCCATCCCACGGGGAAGGTTACATTCTTTACATTGACTTGGCTATCCCCGACTGCCCTAACACACATACCTCCATATGACAGCCCAGACACTGAGTCAGCTGCTGGCAAGCCTATTTCTTTTAGAGGATTCGCTGTCGCTGGGACAGTTCTCGCGGATGTAACCACGAGGGCGGCACCCGCAGTTGAGGGGAATTTAGCTTGGTTCACCAAATTATAAGAAGTATAGTTTACAAAGGGATTTGGATAAAACTGTAAGTATCCAGAAGCACACAGAGACGATAAGGCATACCCACCTGTACCTGTTGGGTAGTCTTTATTTGTAAGGTACTTACTATCCCAGTGTTGGTGATAGTCTCCCATGTCGTGAATGTCAAGTACAGAGTTTCTATTAGCCACTAAACAGGCTCTTGTTGCATGTAGATCTACCTTGGTGTGATTACCTGTATCCCCCAAGTTCCATCCACTAGCATCTATAATGCCGTCCTTGTGGTGCGGACCAAATTCTATAGTTGATCCGTCTTCGGCCAGTGCATCAACACCAAACTGCCCTATGAATGTGGGTCCCGCAACGTAAACATGGGAACCAGTTCCTGCATAAACCCCTGCTATCTTTTGTTGCTTAGACCATTTCTGTGGACCTAAGATTATGGTATTATCGTTCTTATGCCCAAACATATCAAGATTACTATTATTTGTGACCCTAAATGCAGCACCTTTAATAGCACCTGTTGCTTGGTAGGCGGTAGCGGTTTCGTCTGCTACATCCAAGTTTAGATACTTACACCCTACCGCATTCATGTAAGATCCGTTATCCACTACAACCGCAGGTAGAGTTTGTTTGGTTGTAGTAGCACCCTCTACCCTACTCTCTACTTG